TAAATCAATAGCACCACTAGCTGCTTGTTGAAAAACCATCGGATCGTATGCCATATTTATTCCTTAGAAACCGTACCAGTCTACAGAGCTTCCAGTGTTACCTGAAATAATGTTAGTAGGAGTTTGAGGCACTGATACTGTGCCATAGTTACTAGTATTAGTACCACCACCATAGATGTTAGCAATAGAACCAATAGTTCCTGCAATAGTGCCTAGACCAGCCATCTGAGCATTTTGTGCGCTTTGCTGTGCAGCAGTATACGCACTTCCACCAACTGCAGGACTTACTCCAGCTCCAGCCAATCCTGAATATTGATTTATCATTTTGTCATAAGCAGACATAGCATAGTTAGCACCAAACATTTGTTGTGCTGCAGCACCTGCACCACTTTGTACTTGTCCCCTAGCAGCTTGTCCAGCAGTAAGAGTTTGTAATCCTTGTTGCTTCATAAACTGATAGCCGGGAGTAGTCATTGTGAGAGCAGGGTTTGCCATCAAAGCATTTAACTGATCTCCATAACCAGCACGATATTTACTCCACGGATCTGACTGAAGTTGAGCTTGTGTAGGGGTTTGAGTTTTACCTGCAGGTTGAGCTAACCCTCTAACACCACTAGCAAGATTTAAACCCATCTGTGCTGCTTTAGCATAATCTTGCCAACCCCATTGAGATTGGGGAATAGATGCTAAACCTGATTGAGCATATTGCACTGCTTGTTCGTAAGTGGCATTAGCACCTTGACTAACAAGCATGTCGTTAATAGCAGCACCAACAGCATCTCCACCACCTACAGAAGCAGCAGCTTGAGAAGCCCACGATTCATATTGAGCTATTGTTGAAGCAGCCTCAGTAGCACCTAATCCTGTTTCTGCCATAAGATTAGCTACATTAGGAGCCAAGCTCTCAGCAAGACCTGCCCCTGCAAGAGCACTTGCAACTTCGCCTCCAACAGCAGCATCTAACCCTGCAGTGACAACCGCATCAGTAACTGCACTAGCAACTACATCAGTAACTACAGCATCTGCAACACTACCCATAACAAGATCTGCAACAGCAGTAAATCCCATAATTATTCCTTCAGTATTTTACCCACGCATACTTCTTCTACAACATATCCCATTCGTTTTAAAATAGGCGTGAAGTCATTTGATAATTTAACATGCCATATTATTTTAGACACGTTTAGTTCTTTCATAATCTTCTCTGACTCTTTAATTAGTTTTATTCCAGCACTACCTTTACGATAGTCTTTATGTAAAAACAAAACATCATTCATTGCTATTTTAGTATTTTTGTAATGAATGTGATTAGAAATAAAAAAGGCAGAGTAACCAATAAGCTTGCCTTTATCTCTAGCAGTGATTAATACAAATCCACCTGCAGATTCTAACTTATAATATTTATCCCAATCAACACTAAGCTTAATGTACTCTTTATGAAGAGTTAATTCTTGGTAGTGTTGCTCTAATAATACTTGTGCTTCTGTTTGAAATGTAGCTAGGTTTTCTCTAGATATAATCATCGCCGTGTTTGTATGTTTGGATCAGCTTCCATCTCGCCACCCTCTACATCCATCTCAACAGCCTGTAATCGAAGTGCTACATTATCAGTTACTAGGAACTCATAAGCCCTACGTCTATCAGCACCCAGTTGATATAACTGGGGTCTAGCAGCAGAAAGGTTTACCGAACGGTAATTACTCCAAGTAGTGTAGTCATCATTACTATGTCGTATATACATAGTAGCATTAACCTTATCACCAACTACTTCTGCTCGTTGCCAGAACTTACGTTTAGTTGTTCCACTATCTAAGATACTAGTAACAGCTCTGCAATAAATCGGATCACCATTGTCAGACGTATAATCAGTTGATATAGAAGCTAAGACCCCCAAGTCATGTAACAATGCATAGTAGCTATTGTTAAACTCACAGTAATAGGTAGGCCACCAATAATGCTCACCACCACTGTGATAGGAACTCCAATTATACCATTGTTTTTCATCTACGTCATAAACAAATGTTAAATCACTATCATGCAAAGTTAATACATAAAAAGTGTGACCACTTATTTTAAAAGCAAATGCTTCCATATCTGTAGCTTGGTCAGCATTTAAATACTTTTCAATATAACGAGTAGAAACTTTTACAGGGGCCAGTCCGTCCATAATGTAAACACTTTTACCGTGGCTTCTGGCTTTGCCAACAAACATAACTGCCTGTTCAAACTGTACAATGCTATTACCATCAGCACACCCAATTTCTAACCTAGCACTGTCTTGTCGTGCTAACGGGCATCCGGGACTAATAGCAGCATCATAAAAACATTCTGTAGACCATTCACCAAAAGCCAATACATAGTTAAGGTGTTTACAAATACCTACTAAACTATCTGGCTCTGCTTCTACAGCTACGTAGTTTAATGGATTCCATGCAGATGCATTTTCTAAATCACTGGTATACAAATAACCATTGGTAGTACCAACTACTACATAGCCATCAATGAAGGCAACACCTGCAGCCAAAGTAGTGCTAGGAAAGCCAGAAAGAACACAGTTGGCAGTTGCTCCAGAACCTCCAGTGTCGGGGACAATAGTAACTGTAGGAGGACTTGTATAACCTGATCCGGGACTAGTAAGAGTAATTGAAGTAACTACACCTCCAGTAGTCTCTACAGTACCTGTAGCAGCAAAGCCAACCCCAGAAGGAGCACTAAAAGTAACAGTAGGAGTTCCAGTGTAGCTACTGCCACCAGTAGCAATAGTAACCGCATATACGCCTGTAGGATCAATTCTGGTTAAAGTACCAGACTGGTTTAAAGTGTAGCCATTAGTTCCGTTATGGAAAAATCCCCACACATTATTAGAAGTATTTACAAAGTAACAATCTTCCAGTGTTCCGCTAATAGTTCCTATAGTAGATGCTACCAGTGAAGGAGTAATTTTAGTAAGTGTGTTATTAATAACTGCATACAAGTTACTATCATACTTAAACAATCCTTGAGCTTGTGCAGCTACTAATGGAGTACCTGTTAAAGTAAGATTGGTATAACCCGGACGTTTAACAAAGTCACGAGTGCTTTCATTACGTCTTTCAAAAAAGCCATTAGCATTACGACTATCTTTAGCTAAAGAGTTTGTACGACTCTCAATCTCTTGAGTTAAAGGTACACGAATAATAGTCATTATCGACTCATTCTCATACGAGTGTCGGGAGTAAAATAAGTGCTACTATATTCTACATCCCAGTCTTCAAGTTGAGATTTATATTTTTCTGAACGCAAGTTAATCTCTTGCCTATGGTTGACAGGCAATCCATATTCTAATGCTAGTTGATCTGCTAATCCCCAAGTCAATGCTTGCATCCATTCAACAGGAAAATTAGGAATACTAATAGATGTTAAAATATCATCAATAGGTTTCTGTACAACTAAATGCATTTGATAATTAGTTGCAGTATTACTATCGGGAGTAAGATAAATATAAACAGTGCTGTAAGTAGTATTAGGATCTAAAAATACACTATTAGGAGTACCAGTAGAATTTTTGCTTCCTAAAACATTGTATTGTTCCTTGCTAAATATCTGCATAGGAGTATCTACGTTAGGAGACACTTGAATGTTTCTAAGAAAAGCTTGAATAAGTCTTAACGGTTTGTCAGCCACCAAATCACCGCTTGGCCCAATAGTGTAAGAGTTTTTACTAGCAACCAAAGGAAGAGTATATTCAACAACAGTCCACAGTTTAATTCCATCTGTCATCCATTGTTTAATCATCAAGTTTAATACTTGAGAGCTATTAGAAATAGTATCACTATCAGGCGTAGCACCAAGTTCTAATACTCCTAGCTTACGTAAAGCCGAGGATATAATTTGATCTCTAGTAACAGAATAAGTAGTAGACATATTATTTAGGAATGATGCCGTGACCAGATAACCAGACAGCAAGACCTATTGCCACTGATCCTAACAGCCACGATAGTTTAGTGAGAACAGACTTACCAACTTCAGTGTACACTTTATTTAAAGCTACCTCTGCAGCCCGTTGTGCAATGTGTTCTATTTGTTCATCAGTCAGCGGCATGTTACTCATTATGCACCTTCAGGTTGGTCAGGCCATACAATATTAAAAGCTTGTTTTACTTCTTCCACAGTAGTAGCTTCTAATACAGAAGCTTTAGCAGCAGCAGCAACAAGTCTTACAGAACAACGATATTCAGCCCATTTAACAGAAATAACACTTTTAGTCTCAATACTTTTAACTACCATCCAGTCTGTAGGCAATAACAAACGATAGGCAGTAGAATCAATTGTATTGATACAATAGGTCTTTAACATTTCTAAATCTTTAGGTACATTACTATAAGTAATGGTAGGGCCTTCTTGTACAGAAGATACAAAATAAAACCTATCATCTTCAGGAGAATTTGTCACTAGCACTTCAACAATGCCGTGTGCAGTTTTTTCTTCTTCAGAAGTAAGGTTTAACCAGTTTTGAGGATATTGAATACCATCAATCTCAAAAGCAGTACCTTCGTTAATATAAGT